TACCTGCAACAAAAGCAGTTATAGAAGATGCAAATAGTGATGTTACACTTCCAGCAGATTTAAATGTTGCCGTAGACTTAGATGTTGATGGTAATACTACAACAGACGGAATAACCAACGATGGTAATTTTTCTACAGATGGTGGCTCTATAAAATTAGATGGTAACTATCCTACAGGAAGTAACAACGTTGCTATGGGTGATAATGCTTTAAATAGTGTTGCTTCGGATGGAAACAGTAATACAATTATAGGTAATAATGCTGGAACAGCAATTACTACAGGAGATTTAAATACAGGAGTTGGTGCTGGTGCATTACTAGGAACCAATACTGCATCAAACAACACAGCATTTGGTGGAATATCATTATGTGCTAACACGACAGGCGCATGTAATACAGCAGTAGGAGCTTGTGCTTTACAAGAAAATACAACTGCTTCATATAACACAGGAATAGGTTTTAAATCTTTAGGTGTTAACACAACGGGTCAAGAAAACACTGCTATTGGTTGGACTTCTTTAGATGCAAATACAACAGGGAGTAACAACACATCTCTTGGTTCACAATCTTTAAGTGGTAATACAACAGCAAGTGATAACACTGCAATAGGTAAAAATTCTTTAAGAGCTAACACAACAGCATCACAAAATACAGCTATAGGTACTAATTCTTTGCGAGATAACACAACAGGAGCTAATCATGTAGCAATAGGGTTTAATACTTTGGTTGCCAACACCACAGCAGATTG